AGGCGGCATCCTTGGCACTGGAATCGGAAAGGCTGCCGTAAGATTTGGAGATCAAACAGCAGCCAAGCTCATAGGTAAGACCGATAAGCAAATCGATACAATGATTGCGAAGGACGAGCTTACTCTTGATGAAGTAAAGGGAATGCTAGAACCTGTACTCGGCCCAGGAGTGACTCAGAAAGAAATTCAAAAAACAAAGCAAAGACTCCTGAGGGAGCATATGGCCAGAAACTTGGCTGATGTAGAAAAGCCCTTATCAAAGGTATGGACTGAGTTTAAAAATAACTTTATACCAGAGCAGCAACTAGGCAAGAACAGTAGAGAAGACTACTACGATTTTGTAGTAAACCTAGAAAGAGGCGCTGCCTTATCAAGTAGAATGAATAAACTACTTGACGAGTTGATTCTTTCTGGAAGCGACGACCTAGCTAGGGACGCACAAGAATACCTAGCTGGCATGCCCATGTCGAACGCCCTATCCAGGGAAGGCATAGCTGGAGATCTAAGAGTCATGCGAGACGTAGAGATCGAGACAATGAAGGAGATGCATGCTATTATAAGAGATAGCGAAGAGTTGCGTTTCTTGCCTAAGGAAGCTCAGGATATTGTTCTGGAAAGAATGCAGCAGGCTATAAGCAAGGGAGTAAGGACTTACGATTCTTCAGCGTACAGAGCTTTCTTTGACCAGAAATGGACTACAGAGAAATCTAAGTTTTCGGAAGAAGAAGTCCTTGAAGAGATTCAGGATACCCTAATTAGAAGCGAAGGCTTAGAGCCTGATGAAGCGCTAAAGAAAGCTGTATCTCATGTAAAGCACTTGAAGTCGATGTTTGCGAAAGAAGGCCAAAGTAGAAATATTTTAGGTTCTCTCCCAGGTAGGCTCGAAGTCAAGATTGACAATCATGCTCCTGGCCCAAAAGAAAGAGATTTTTTAGGTGAAATAACCGACACAACCCAAATAGGAACGATTGCCAAGTTTAAGTACAGTGATCCTATTGAGCATTTAACTAAAATAAAATCAGACCAAGCAGTTGTTTCTTCTCTTGGTGAGGCTGGATTGATAAGCACGGTAAAGAAACCTGGGTACAAGGAATTGATTCTTCAGACTACTAGCGGAAAAAACAAAGCAGGAGAGCAGATGTACGTTCCTCTGGATACTGACGATGCCCTTCAGAAGCTTTACGCAGTAAACGTAGAAGGAGAACTGAAAGAAGGTATAGCGAAGCAAATAAGAGATTTATATGGAACTGCCATTGGTCTTTCTAAGTCAACAAAGGTTATCCTGAATCCTCCATCCTATATGGTTAACATTCTTAGCTCGAATGTACTTGCTGCTTCAAATGGAGTAATACCTAACTACTTCAAGTCAAGCACTTACAAGGGAGCTAATCTAGCTCTTACTGAGCTTCACAATGGCTACAGATGGGGAGCTAAGGCGTTTGGAAAAGGAGACAAGGTCAACGACCCAGCCTTGAGGGAAAAGCTACTGCAAGACATAAATGAAATGTATAAGTACGGACTGGGTAATGCTACTGTAGCTGCCCAGGAGGTATCTGATGCAATCAATAACGGTAAACTAGGTAGAGGTGTAGGTAAACTCATAGAACCTGCAGGTAAGCTTTATAGTGTTCCTGATACCGCCATGCGTTATGTAGTCTGGGATGCAAACCAGGACATGCTAAAGAAGGTCTTCCTTGATAAAGGTGTCAAGATGGCTGACGATGACGTAAAGAGAATAGCAGCTAGTATAACGAATGACACTTTTCAGAACTACGCTAGAACTAGCAGGCAGGCAAAGTATTTATCAAAGATAGGTCTTCTTCCTCCTTTCATTACTTTCTCTTTAGAAATGACTCGTAACCTTACGAATCAACTAAGGCTACTGAATAAAATGATATTCAGACCAAAAGCATTTGCAGATCAATTTGGAATCCAAGGAATGAATGACGCAGCTATTGATGCACTAAGGGCAGAAGGGCTGAGAAGATCAGCTTACTTGGGTGCTGTACTAGGAATTACTGCTGGCGCTGGTACAATGGCGAGTCAAGTTACAGGCAAGCTAGGGCCAGGCGAAAAGCCTGTTACTTCAGAGCAGATGGATGACTTCAAGTTTGCTACTCCTGAATATGCCAGAAACAAAGACCTGATGGCTACGTACAACCCAGAGACCAAGAAGGGAACCTTTGCGAATACTAGTTACATTATGCCTCACTCAATGTTTACGCAGGCGCTAAAGCTATTTACTCAAGCTCCTATGACTTTGATGCAGGAGGAGCAAGCAGTTGAAAGTATTTTTAGTTTCATGAAGGAGGAGTTCATGGGTGAAGGTAACTTCATTACTCAGAACTTAATGCGAGCTGTAGATAATCGTGACCTAAGAGGTAAAACCATAACCAATAGAGAAGGGCTGCAGGCCATGCTTGATAAGGTTTGGTTCTTTGGCCGTGAAACATTCAAGCCTGGTATAATCAGAGAGTACGAGCGGTTCAATAAGGCCGTTAACGGAAAGGGCGATTACACCGTTGAAGAAGTACTAGCTAGACAACTAGGACTTAGGTTTACGAAAATGGACGCAAATGAAATGTACAAGTTCCGCGTTCAGGATTTCTCTAAAAGATATTCAGAAGCTAGAGGTTCATNCACTACGGACTTGAAATACAGATCCGACCAAATGACCAAGCAACAGCTAGAGCAATCCTATCGTAGCGCAGTTCAAGAAGCCAGCCAAGCTTACGCAAGAATAGAAGAAGCGTACGAAAGAATGGACGGACTTGGCTTTAGCGTTGACGAAAAAATTGAAGTACTCAGGGGCGGAAACGTACGCAGTTCAGATATATTTAGAATCGTTAATGGATTAGAGTTTGAGCCATTCCCGTCCGAGGTCAGCCTTTCCGTTGGAGAGCGCTTCAGCGAGATGTCAGAAGGCAAGGACAGAAAGCAAATCAGAGAAGAGATAAGAAAACTCAAGAGAGGATCCGATACTGACAAACTTCTTGCCACTAGATTTGAATCAGAGTATCAGCGCAGAATTAATGACGAGAAGCGTGGGCGCACTCCTCAGGATAAAATACTCATGAACATGTCTATAATCGAAAGGGTTAACGCCCTGAAAGCATTGAATGCCCACAGAGACCGCAGATTGTTCAAAGAGTACAAGCGCAAGGGTGTTATCACCAAGGATGTAGCAATGCTACTGAAGAGATCCTAAAAAGAAAAAACCCCTTCGCTATGAACAACGAAGGGGAAAAGAATAAACAAGGCGAATACTACCTGCCATGCGTCACCGCTTTGGCTTTCTTTTTTTTTACTTAACGATAACAATAATAATATGAACTAAGACTTCTTAGTCTTATTAAGTAGTAGTTGGTTGGCGTAGTCTGTCAAGACCAAAGGGGCATTTTTGTTTCCTTTTTTCATTTTGAGCATAATTGCATCAACCTTCCTGTCGTGCTTCTGCACGAGCTTTTCAGCGTAGTCGGTCATTACTATAGCGTTTTCATCTGGGGCTAGATGAGCTTTTCGTATTTCGTTACCAACTCTGGATTCGAAATACCTTACACAATTTCGGATTGATTCAGTCATTAGAAGAACCTCCCGAATTGAGCGTAAAACTTAAAGTTACCGATAATGTCTCTTTCACCTTCTCGGTTCTTTCCTATATTGTATATCATATTTTTGTATTCTCCTTTTTTATCTATTTGTGAAGCTCTATCCATTGACATCCCTTCTGGGTACATCATCAAGATAATGTCGGCATCATTCTCGATGTCGCCAGAATCTCGCAGATGATAAAGCTGAAGTGAATCAGCCTTTGACCCTTCGCGGTTGACTTGGGATAAGAGCATTACTGCTACGTCAAGCTCGATTGCCATCTGTTTAATCTTATGACTAATTTCAGATATGGCCTCCGTCTTGCCAGATTTGTTTGAATTCCAGGGTATTAACTGCAGGTAGTCAATAACTACCAGCCCGATGCCGTGCTTGCGCTTCATCGTTCTGCTCTGGATAATCAAGTCGTCAATGCTTTTTACGCTATGACTTGTGTAAAGTGGTAGGGATTCAACGTCCTCTATGCTTCTGTCGATCAAGATGCGCTCTTCCTGGCGCACTAAGCGCTCTCTAATGCGTCTTGGGTTGATTCCTGATACTGAGTGTACAATACGCTTGATAACCTGCTTCTGGGGCATTTCAAGCGAAAATATAAGTGTAGGTATCTTCTGCTTCTGCATGCAGCGCGTAGCGATATTCAAAGCGAGCTGGGATTTACCGCATGATGTAGGTGCAGCTACGACCATAACTTCACCCATGCCTATACCGCCTTCGCTCAGTTTGTCGTCTAGGTGGTCGATGTGAGACTTGATGACGTACGGAGTGTAACTGCCGTCCAGCATGCTGTTGAAGTCCTCCTTCAGTTCGTCTATCGAACCCTGCACGGTCTTGTCCTGTGCCGAAGCGTCAGCGCACGAAAGCATAAGGTTCTCCACTTCAATCGATACCTCCTGCGAAGTCTTGGTTTCGGACTGCATGTCCTCGATGTTCTGTTTGAACTTACGAATGTACTTACGGAGATTCGATTTCTCCTTGATTGTGCTTACGCAAAATTTAGTTCTGCAGATTCCAGTATAACCAACAAGGTCGAACATCCCCATCAGTCCGCCAACTTCATCAATCAGTCCGTCCTTTTTGAGTTGTTCCTGCAGGGTTATCTCGTCAATGCAATCGCCTTCTTCAACGATCTTGTGCATAGCCCTGAATATCAATTGATTAGGGTACGAGTAGAAGTCTTCAGACTCCAGTACTGCAGCGGCTTGATCATAATTCGCTGCTCCGTCATCCAGTAAAAAACTGGATAGTAGTTGCCTTTCGGCATCTGTATTATTGGGTATGTTTGTTTCGCTCTGTATCATTTTGTTTGTTGTTAAGATGAAAAAAGGGGAGAGGACGAATCCCCTCCCCTCGATACAAGAACCCCCTAGAAGGGGTCGGTGTCAATCGCTGCAGCTGGAGTAGCTTCAGGTTGAGCTTTCTTTTCTTCCTTCTCCGTAACGGCAAGCTTGACGAATTTGCCAACCTTTTCGTTTTGGTTAAACCACGCAGAAATCCAGAAGTCTTTACCGCCCACGTTGAGCGTTCCCTTCATGTCTGGGTGTTTATCATTTTCCTTGCGGTCGTTTTTGAACAGAGCGCCCTTATCTGTGTTGTCGTATTTCTGAGACATATATCTATATATTATACTTGGTTATTGTTGATGAGAAAATAAATGGAGGCCCCTGTAGTAAAAACCATCGCTGACAAAGATTGGCCAGAGACCCCCATTAAATTAGAACAAGTCTTCTGTGCTTACAGGATTTGTCAACTCTTTTTTTGACTTTCCGTGATCATTTGTAGCGTCAGCGTCCTTTACATCGTCAATGGCGAACAAGCCATTCAATGCGTACTTACGAGCGTAGCTACTAGCTGAACCAGTAATCTGGGCATCGTCCATCCCCTTCTTGACTTCAGCTTCACGAGCGAAGCCAGTTGAACTGAGAACAGCATTTAAGTCACTTGAATCAAGTAACTCGCAGGTAGCCTTGACGTAGACACGAGCGCCGACCTCAACCATTTCATCGTGGATGATAAGTGAGCATTCCCATTCAGCAAGTAATGGTTTGAGTGCAGTAAGGATGTCTTCGCAGGA